TTGCTAGTAAAAACAAGTTTGATGGAAGAGCTAAGTTAGGTCTACCGTCAGGTGTAAAATAGTATTATAATGAGGTTATATGTTACAAAAATTAGGGTTTGCACCTGGATTTAATAAACAAGTCACAGAGACCGGGGCCGAGGGACAATGGTTTGATGGTGACAATGTTCGTTTTAGATATGGTTCTCCAGAAAAAATAGGTGGTTGGCAACAGTTAGGGCAAGATAAACTAACCGGTGCAGCTAGAGCTATTCATCATTGGGATGACAATGCAGGCGTTAAATACGCAGCAGTTGGCACAAACAGAATTTTATATGTTTATTCAGGTGGAACATATTATGATATACACCCTATTAGAACTACCTTAACAGGAGTTAATTTTACAAGCACATCGTCTTCTACAACTGTTACAGTAACATGTAGCGGGGTACATGGATTAGCTGAAAATGATATTGTTTTATTTGAAAGCGTAACTGGTTTAAGCGGTTCTACTTATACAAACGCTACATTTGAAAATACTAAATTTATGGTTACTTCAGTGCCTACCTCAACTACTTTTACTATTACAATGGCTTCTCAAGAAACTGGCACACCATTAAGTACATCTGGATCTGCATCTGCATTATGTTATTATACAGTAGGTCCTTCTCAACAACTTGGTGGTTTTGGTTGGGGTACAGGTTTGTGGGGCGGAACATCATTAGGTGCTGCAACAACAACTCTTGCAACAGCTTTAACAGATACTACAACAACTACTGTTGTTCTTGCTAACTCAGCAGCTTTTCCATCTGCAGGTGAAATAAGAATTGGAACAGAAGATATTAGTTACACATCTAATAATACTGGAACCAATACTTTAAGTGGAGGCGCTCGTGGCGTTAATGGGACTACAAAAACTACTCACAGCGGTGGCGCTACAGTTACTAATATTTCTAGTTATGCAGGATGGGGTGACCCATCTTCTACTGACTTTACAATTGATCCTGGTTTATGGGTCTTAGATAACTACGGTACAAAATTAATTGCACTTATATATAACGGTAGGTGTTTTGAATGGGATGCATCAGCTACTAATGCGACATCAAATAGAGCAACCTTACTTGCTAATGCACCGACAGCATCACGTCATGTATTAGTTTCAACTCCTGATAGACACCTAGTATTTTTTGGTACAGAAACAACTGTAGGAGATCCTACTACTCAAGATGATATGTTTTTACGTTTCTCTGACCAAGAAAATATTGATGGCACAGATGCTTATGTAGTAAAAGCAGAAAATAATTCTGGTACACAAAGATTTGCTGATGGATCTAAAATTATGGGCGCTATCAAAGGTAGAGACGCAATTTATGTATGGACCGATACAGCACTATTCTTAATGAAATTTGTAGGTGGAGACTTTGTATTTGCTTTTGAACAAGTAGGTACTAACTGTGGATTGTTTGGTAAAAATGCTTGTATTGAGGTTGATGGTACAGCTTATTGGATGTCTGAAAACGGTTTCTTTACATACGATGGTCAGTTAAAATCTATGCCATGTCTTGTAGAAGACCATGTTTACGATGACATAAACGCTACATCTAGAGACCTTATTAATGCAGGATTAAATAATCTGTTTGGTGAAGTTAGTTGGTTTTATTGCACAGCTGCATCTGATCAAATTAACAGGGTTGTTACTTATAACTATTTAGACTCATCTCCTAAACGTCCTATATGGACAACAGGTACTTTACCAAGAGCCGCGTGGCAAGATTCTGCGGTATTTGATAGACCTCACGCAACCTATTATGACCCATCAGATGATGCCTCTTCAGATGTTGTTGGTAATACGGACGGAAGTACGATATACTATAACCAGGAAACAGGGACCGATCAAATTAATTCAGGTGGTGTTATCACTGCAGTTATAGGAACTATTACTTCCGGTGATTTTGACATTACCCAACGTAGAAGTAATACAGGACAAACTGTAGGAATGCCTGACATTAGAGGAGACGGTGAATACATTATGAGAATTAGTAGATTTATACCAGATTTTATTAGTCAGACAGGTAGCACTGCAGTTAAATTTAAAACAAGATTATATCCAAACAGTAGTGAAACTACGACAAGTTTTACATGTGACTCTACTACAACTAAAAAAGATGTAAGAGTAAGAGCAAGACAAATTGCATTAGAAGTTGCTAACACAGGTATTGCTGAAGATTGGAAACTAGGAACATTTAGATTAGATATACACCCAGGAGGAAGAAGGTAATGGCTACAGACCAAGAGATACGAGACGCAGGTTTTAAATATATTCCACAACAAAAGTATTTACAAAACCCTTTTGAAATACCTACTGCACCAGAAACACCAGAAGCACCAGTAGTTAATCAAGGTATTGTAAATACAAATGCTTTTACTGGCGGTGGAGATGGTTTTAGTGTTTATAATGCAGACCCCAATACAATAACAAACATGAATCCTAACTCGTACGCTTTGCAAGATGCAAGACGTAAAAATGAATTATCTTATGTTGGAAAATCTTTTCCAGGAAATATTGATCCTCTTTATAGCACTGACACTGAAGCAATGAAAAACATGGAAATGTATCCAGGATTTTATGGATTAGATCAACCACCTGCATCAAAAATATCACAACTTATTAGTAAAGGAATTGGTTTCATTCCTGGTATAGGCACACTTTCAAAATTTGCAGATTTTGCATCCGGTATGTTACCTGCAAACAGAAGAGCCATAATGGAAAATCAATTAGGTACTCAAGGTGTTATGGTAAATGACATTGGTCAAATTGTGGTAGGACCAGGTGGTAGTTATAATACACCAGAAGGAATTATGGCTGGATATAATCCTGCTAAAATGACTGATGAAACTTTTACTGGTAGACAAGAAAATATCGGAAAAACATTGCAAGAAAAATATGGTTTAACTCAAGAACAAGTAGATGGTTTAATTAGTGGAGAGTTAACTGAAGAAGATTTTACAGATAGCAAATACAATTTAAAAGGAACAAATAAACAAACTAATCTATTTACTAATTTAATAAACATAGAAAAAGCTAGAAAAAACTTTGCTGATACTACCGGCACAACAGATCAAATTGTAAATATTAAAACAGATACTAAAACTAATAATCAAAACCAAGGTGGTGGTGATGATGGTGGTGCTAATACACCTACAGGTCCTGGTGGAACAGGTAGTAGAAGAGGGGCTTCAGATATACCTGACAGAAACAGGGGTAGTTATGCCACTGATGACACGGCAGATTTTTTTGCTAGAGGTGGTAGAGCCGGATACTTTTATGGTGGTAGAGTAAATTTTAAAAACGGAGGACTAGCAAGTATTTTATAATGGCAAAAATTGTACAATCATTAACTAGAGCTGAACCGGAATACAATCAAACTAACTTACAATCGTTGGTTAGGGATCTTGATTCTGTAATAAAAAAATTAAACACAACGTTTCAACAAGAAGTAAAACAGGAGATAGAAGCTAAAAGTTTCTTTTTAGAATAGTGGCAGTAGTAAACCAATATAAATTTGTAGGTAAAGATAATGATACTACAGGAAATGCATTGACTGTTTTTGCAGCAGGCACTCCAGGTGTTAATGAAACTATAATAATTAAATCAATATTAGTAACATCAGCTGGTACACCTACTGTAACCATTTTAAACAATAGTATTACAGCTATAAAATCAGGGCAGTTGACAGCTAATACCACTAAAGAATTACTAACCCAACCATTAATAGTAGAAGGTGGGTCAACATTTACAATCCAATCAAGCACATCAGATTCTTTTGATTATGGGGTTAGCTTTTTAAACATTAAAAAGGAGAAAATCGACTAATGAAAGTGTATGACGCTAAAGTAGAAGAAACATATAGACACAAAGAAACAGGTGAGGTTTTTAAGGAAAGAAAAGACTGGGAAGCCAAAGGTTATAAGCCAGAAGATATGGCACAGGATGTAAAAGTTATTATGCCGCCTCTTGATTTGTTCTCGAAAACCAAGTAAACATAGGAATTAAGGTAAATTTATGGCAATATCTAGAATGCAAGAACCCCAGCAAATACAATCAGGAATAGGTTCCTTACAGGACCCTAGACAGAAGTATTTCTTAGGTAAACTTGTAAAGAAAGCTGGTCGTGCTGTAAAGAAAATTACTAAAAGTCCTTTAGGTAAAATGGCTTTAATAGGCGGTCTTGGTTATGGACTAGGTGGTGCTAAGTTTTTAGGTGGTAAAGGTATATTTGCAGGTGGTCAAGGTATGGGTCGTTTTAGTAATTTATTAAATTTAGTAAGACCTGCTGCAAGTAATATTTCAGGCAAAGATGGTATATTAAAAAGTTTATTTTATAACGACAAAGGTAAATTTAGTTTAGGTAGAACAGCTATGACTGGCCTAGGTGCCACAGCTCTAGCAGCTCCATTTTTAATGGGTGGTGACGAAGAAGTAGAAGAAGATGTAGAAGTTATGGACCCAGCATACCAAACACAAAGAGCAAGAAACTATTACAGCGGTGCAGGTGATGCAGGTGCTGGTTTAGATTTTATGCCACAAAAAAAATATGTAATGCAAAATTTTTATGCAGCTGATGGTGGTCGTGCAGGTTATGCTAACGGTATGTTAGTAGATGAAGACGATGAAGAAGAATACATTAGATCAGGTGCAGGTCAATCAAAAAGACAAAGACAAACATTTTTAAACATGGGTGGTGGTGCAGGAGAAGCACAAGCAGAACAAATGCTTATGATGGAATATGTTAAGTACAAAAATAAAGGTGGTAATTTATCTTTTGAACAATTTGTAAAAGCAGTAATGCAAGCACAGCAACAACCAGAAGGTGCAGGTATGGAACAACCAGAAGCAGTCGCTATGGCGGCCGATGGTGGGTTAATGACTGAGGTACCGGGGTACGGCAAAGAACCTGGCACAAATCAATTTGACTATCCTAGTGGTGGTGAAGAAGTTAGAGTAGGTAAACAAGAAGGCGGAATCATGGAAACAGAAGTTGCAGAAGAAACAATGCCAATGTTAGACATGGGTGGCAAAGAAAAAGATTACAGAGAAACAGGTGGTTTTGTAGAGATGGGTAGAAAAGAAAGAGCTGATGATGTGCCTGCTAGACTATCTAAAAATGAGTTTGTATTTACAGCAGATGCTGTTAGAAATGCAGGAGGCGGCGATATAGATAAAGGCGCTGAAGTAATGGAAAATTTAATGAACAACTTAGAGCAGGGCGGTGAGGTTTCTGAAGATTCACAAGGTCTAGAAGGCGCACAAGCAATGTATGATCAACAACAAATGTTACAGTCGAGGATAGTATAATGGCAATAGCAGAATTTTTAGAACCAGCAGTAAAAGATTATGCTGAACAGGCGAAAGCCACTTACTCCGCACCAATAGATACAAGTAAATTTACTGGTCGTAGTTTTGTAGCGGGTGAAGATCCTTTACAAACACAAGCAATCAATCTTGCACAACAAGGTGTAGGTTCTTACCAACCATTTTTAGCTGCAGCACAAACTGCACAACAACAAGGGGCCGGGGCTCTGGGACAATCAGCACAAGCTATTGGTGGACTAGGTGCTTATCAAACTGCAGCAGGAAATATTGCACAAGGTGCAGCAGGTATGACAGGACCACAAGCTTATCAACCTTTTATGTCTCCGTATCAATCACAAGTTATTGACGCAACTTTATCTGAGTACGACAAACAAGGTGCAGCAGGTTCACAAGCTATCAAAGATCAAGCTGTTGCTTCTGGTAATTTTGGTGGTGGTAGAGAAGGAGCAATGTTAGGTCAGTATGAATCAGATAGATTAGCAGACAGAGCAGCATTACAAGCATCAATGTTACAACAAGGATTTGGTCAAGCAAATCAATTAGCACAACAAAATTTTCAAAACCAAGGTAATTTATTTGGTATGCAACAAGGATTGTTCGGGCAACAAGGACAAATAGGTGCAGCACAACAAGGATTAGCTGGTGCATACGGAAACCAAATGAACCAACAGTTTGGTCTATCTGATTTTAGTAGAACAGGTATGGGTCAAGACGTTTCTGCATTAGGTTCTCTTGGAGGATTACGTCAAGGGTTTAATCAAGCAAACTTATCTGCTGATCAACAAGCAGCACAAACTGGAGCGTACGAGCCTTATGGAAGACTATCACAATATGGTAATACATTAACAGGTTTAGCTGGTGGTGTAGCGGGATCACAATATCAAGATCCAGGAACAACAAGTCCATTCCAAACAGCACTCGGTACGGCTACAGGTCTTGCTGGATTGTTTGGTAAAATATACGGGTAATTAATTATGAGACCATTAAATAGACCAATGTTTAGATACGGCGGCCCTATCAAAGAGGGTGTTATGTCGGGGATCAGGGAACCTAAAAAAGATGGTGGTATGTTATTGGTTGGTGAACACCCAAAAGAATTTAGAGATGCCGGCGGTAGGGAAAAGCACGTAGCTCCTTTAGTAGTTGGTGCAGGATTAGGATTAGCAAGATTAGCCCCTCTTGCAATGAGAGGTGCTAGAGCACTTCAAGGTTTATTTGGAAGTAGAAAATTTGTAAAAGATGTTGGTACAAAAATAGCTTCTTCAAAAAATACAGCTCCTTTTACTCCTGTTAAACAAATCTTTGAACCAAACAAAGTTGGAAAATATATTATGGGTTCACCTGAATATAGATTGATTACAGGTGGTGCTGGTTATGCTGGTAAAGCAGGTAAGAAATTATTTGAAGGTGGTAAATATTTAGCTAAATCTCCATTAACAGTTGCTGGAGGTTTAATATATGCCGGCGGTAAATTTTTTAATAAAGATGGTACACCCGCAAGTGCAGACGCTATTGCAAAATCTAAAGCAAGTGATGGAGGGCCTCCAGGTGGCGGTGATCCAAGTATGTTTGCTACGCCTAAAGAAACTTCAATACCTCAACTAACCGCAGAAGAACTTCGTAAGAAAAATGTCGAGAGATACAGAGACATCATGGACATTAAAGGTATGAACAAAGACGCTGCATATAATTCTTTGATTGCAGCCAGCCAAGCTATTAATCAGTCTGGAGATTTTAAAGGTGATATTAAATCGGGTAAATTAATTAATGAAATTATTCAAGCAACTAGCAAACAGTTTGACAAACCTAAACAAACTAAAGATGCGATTGATACACTTATACTTAAAGGTGAGATTGACAAAGATATTAAAGCGTCTGATCCAAGTGCTAAACTTCTTAACGAATACAGATTAAAACAAATGGAAAAAATAGATAAAGAGTTAAACACAGGTTTTGCAGAAGCTAAGATAGCGGCATCTAAAAATTTATCAGGTCAGTCAGCAATTGACGCTGCAGCATCTGTTGCATCAGAAAACTTTAAAGGAAACTTACTTACAAAAACACAACTAACAGACGTAATGGAAGCAGCTAAAGGTTCTGGAGAAATATCAGAACAAGATATAATTATTTCTGCAACCACTGAAGTTATTAAGGGTAAAAATTTACCAGATGGTGACTACACTGTAGGTGATGTTTTAGTTACAATTCAGGATGGTCAAATAGTACCCGGATCTATCAAGAGGTAACACATGGCCTCAAACTTTGATTATTCATCATACTTTAACACAGCAGAAAAAAATAATAGTGTAGGTACAATAGAGTCTATGCTGTCAGGCGTAGCTTCAGGTCTTATTGCTATACCAAAAGGTTTCTTTTCATTAGGTGCAAGTCTCATGGACCTTGGTGTTAACAGCGGTAAAGCTGCTGATGTAGAAAAATGGTTTGATGACCTTACAGAATTTGATGAGAAAGCAGAAGCAACAGCTGCTGGTAAAATTACAGAAGCATTAGTTAACATTGGTATACCTGGTGGTATTGCATTTAAATCTGCTAGCGGTATGGCAAAAGCGTCTATGCTTGCAGCTAAAAATAATAAATATGTAAAACTAGGAAACAAAAGTCTTGTTGGTGCAGCTGATGAAGCATTAGAACTTACAGCAAAAGGTAAAGGCAAACAGTTTATAGCCGGTGCGTTAGGTGGTGGTGTAGCAGAAGGTGTGTTTGTTGGTGACGCAGAAGCTATCGGTACATTTGGTGACTTATTAGGTGGACCCACAGCAATAGACAGAAGTCAAACAGATCCAGATGCAACAAGAGAAATATTAAACAGAATTAAATTTGGTACAGAAGGTGCATTATTTACAGGTATCTTAAGTGGTACAGGTAAAGTCATTAAAAAAATAACAAACAGGAACAAGGGATTAGACACAGCTAACTCACAGTTAGATAGATGGATTGATACTGTTGCCTCAAAATTTAGAGCACGTAGTGGTAAGACACAAGAGTTCTTTGATATAGAAAGAGGTACAATTGGAGCACAAGCAGCTGATGCAAACGTTGCAAGAAATTTATCTAGAGATCTAGATGTAGATGTCGACAAACTATTTCCACCTATGCGTACTGTATTCAATAAACAAAATGCAAAAGAAAGATCTGCATTTTTAGGTGAAGTAAATGATGCGTTATTATCTGGTGAAGCAAAACTAGGTGATGATGGTGTTGCAGCATTTGGTAAAATGGATGATGCAGCTGTACAAAAAGTTAGAGATAAAATTAAACAGTTTGCACCAACACCACAAGCTGCAGAAGAATTAGAAAAATCTATTATAGGTGGCTTATCTATAATGAGAAGTAAGTGGTCAGATTTGTTTTCTAAACTTGGTGGATCATTAGACGCTGCGGATATACAAACATTTAAACAATTGTTTGGTGGCAAATTTAAAAACTATCTAGGTTCTACTTACGACATTTTTCAAGATAAAAGTATTCTACCGTGGATGAGATACAAACCTGCAGCACAAGCAATTGATAATGCTAAAGATTTATTTAAAGCTAGTGCAAGAGAAGCTGGTAAAGAACTTACAGATTTAGAAGCAGAGCAAATAGTAAACAATGTATTAAAAACTTCTGGGTTACCTAAAGGTTTAAGAATGGACAAACCTTCTGATGCACTATTTAATATACCTGACTTCTTTGTAAATAGAACAGCGTTAGATGATGCAGTCAAACGTGGTGGTGTTGCTAGAATATCTATTAGAGACGTAGCACAAGAGGCAGATAGAAAAGTGTTTGATGATTTGTTTGGTAAGCAAAAAAATCCTATGCAAACTATGATAGGTGGTATGGCTAAACTATCCTTAATCACACGTCGTAATTTATTTTATGATGATCTTATAAAAAAGAACGATGAAGTAAGTGAAGTATGGAGAAACGCAACAGATAAACAATCAGTATCACAACCTATGTTTGCTAGATCGGAAGCAGAAGCAAGAGCTTTCTTTGGTGATGACTTTCAAAGAATCGCAGTCATTGATCCGGCACAAACTTTAAACGTAAACATTGCATCAGGTGCAAGTAATCCTTTTGGCGATGTTGCAAAACCTATGTTTGCTAGAAAAGGTGTAGCAGAAGCCCTAGAACAAACATCTTTAACTACACAGAGTCCAGGTATACTTGGTAGACTGTATGAAAGTTTAGTATTATATCCTAAAGCTACATCACAAATAGCTAAAACAATTTTATCGCCAGTTACACACTTACGTAACTTCGTAAGTGCTGGAGCTTTTGCTGCAGCAAATGGTATCTTACCAGCAGCAGATGTGGGTGCAATTAAACAAGCATACCAAGCATTACAAACACCACTAAAAGGTACAAGACAACAGAATGATTTGTATCAAGAATTACTGGAGCTTGGTGTTGTAAACTCTAACGTAAGACTTGGAGATCTATCTCGATTATTGCAAGACGTAAACTTTGGTGAGACTATGACGTCTGACAAAGGTATGAGATTATTATTAAAACCATTATCAAAATTAAAATCCGTATCACAAGATTTGTACACAGCTGAAGATGACTTTTGGAAAATATATTCTTGGGCTGTAGAAAAATCTAGATTAGAAAAAGCATATGAAAAGATTGGTGTAACAAGAGGACAGTTTTTTAAACGTAATGGTGTTGACGTAAGACTTGATGAACAATTTTTAAAAGAAGAAGCTGCTGACATTGTAAGAAACAATATACCTAATTACGACTATGTATCTGACTTTGTAAAAGGTTTAAGAAAACTACCTATCGGTAACTTCGTATCATTCCCTGCAGAGATTGCTAGAACAGGTACAAATATTGTAAGACGTGCATTAAGAGAAATTAATGAAACCATAACTTTACCTGATGGTACAGTAGTTAAACCTATGGAAGGTATTGGTTATACTAGATTATTTGGTTTTACTACTACAGTTGCAGCTATACCTATGGCTACAACAGCAGCATTCCAGGCCCTATACGACGTCACAGACGAGGAAAGAGAGGCAATTAGAAGGTTTGCAGCCCAATGGTCTAAAAACTCTACATTGCTGCCTATTAAACAGGAAGATGGTAGTTTTAAATACATAGATTTTAGTCACGCTAACGCATACGACACACTAATTAGACCCTTACAATCAATCGTTAATGCTGTTCAAGATGGT